TGTGCCTTCTGTTAAATCATCTGTGGTTTGACTGGTGAACCAATTGTTTGCCAGTGTATTTGAGAATATAGCATCTGTGTTTGCACTGATAACACCTGTTGTGGCATCATACAGTATTGGTGCTGTATTGCTTATGTGTGCTCTTACTTGCGATGGTGCGGCGGCTATTCTAATATTTGCTTCTGACTGATCAGGACCTGTGTATGTGAATACACCTGTCGATTCATTATATGCAAATGATCCATCTCCACCTGCATCTACGGCGCTCAGTGCTGTCCTTACGTCTACATTACTGATCGCTGAAGTTTCACTTATTACGATGTTACTGGTAGTAGTACTTACTGCTACTGCTAAATTTGTGCTATCAACTGTTATTGTTGGAGTTGTAGCGGTGACTAATACATTTGCCATGCTATGCTCCTTATGTTAATGTTAATGCCGTGTATCCTGCTGATTCACTGGGTTTGCCTATACCTCTATCTGGCGAGTATCGTTGAATCAATGCCCAACGATGTTCTTCTGTGGTATTTGGTGTTACACCTGTGTCAGTCCATTTTACACTGACCACAGTAATTGGTGTTTCTCCTCTACTATCTGGTATTACATTACCAGCATATAAACCACCTGGTATTGTGATTGCTACTGTTCCTACTGATGCATCTACTAAATTAACATTGCCTGCACCAATTTCTGCATTAGCAAAACTGCCAATTACTGTGGAATCTGTGAAGGATGGTAATGAAGTTTGACGATCATATGTTAAACTGTCTACTACTATTGTTTGATAACTTAATTCAAAGTTATAATTGTTTATATCTACGCCATAATCGTATACGAATGTTTTGGCTGTGTCTTTAAAAACTTCTTCAACTTGGACATTGTCTGCCCCGCCTATATAGTTCTTGAAGGATAAAAGTCTTCCGCTCATGCTACTACTCCTGAAGGGTATTGCTACAGCACTGAGGCACTATAGCCATTTATATTACTTGAGTATTTATCTGTTTTTGTGGTTTTATGTTTGTTTAAGAAGGTTCTGTGGGCCAAATTATATCTTCATATGTTGTGGCACTACTGTTACTGGGTAAATCTCTTAAACTTTGTCTGTATGTTGCCCATTCTGTTTTTTTACTACTGCTTAGTGGCGAATCTGGCATTTGTGTCCAATCACTTTCTGTTAATAATGTGTTGCGTTCAATTCTTGCGCCGTGCCATATATCAACAGTTTGTGCTACTGCTTCACCATCTATTATTTTGTATAAGCCAACATCATATATGCCTTCTATGATACTTTGACCCTCTTCTAAAGGTATATCTGTTAGTAAAGCACCTGTGCTACCACCTTCTAATATTTCGCCTGTTGCTGTTTCGTATTTTGTATAAGTTATCATAATATTATTGAGTATTGTCTATTTTCACATACATAGATTGATATGTGCTTCTTAGTTTTGTAATCCATCTTATTCGCCAATAAACTTTGTTAGCATTTGCACCACTTGTTGCTAATCCACTAATAGTGCCATTGTAAGCAAACACATAACTTCTAAATGTTCCTGCGTTCATAGTCACGTTTTGTATGCCTCCCGCGGCTTGCACATAACTTGAACCACCGTTTACACTATATTCTAACACACCATTAGTACAGTCACCATATACACCTGTCCATATAACTTCATAACTGGCTCCATCTCTTACATTATCTGTTGCGTGAGCCAAATAGGTGCCTGTTGTTTGTGTTTGAACACTAAAATCTGTGGAACCTCTTTGGAAAGCACTACTGAAAGATGATAATGGAACTGCTGAACCCGTGTGTGAAATAATATCAGCACTAACATCAGCAAAATGTTTTACATTTAGAGTATCTGTGTTTATCACACTGGAGTTTATTGTGCCTGTAGTTATCACACCACCATTTATACTGGTTATGCCACCATTACTGTCTCTGGTTACATTACTATCTGCTACCAGTATGCTACCTGCACTAATAATAGTTGCGGCACTTACTGAGCCTGTACCACCTGCTACTGATGTTACAATAAGTCCTTGTGAACTTAAATGTGAAGCATACGCGGCATCTGATGTTTGTCCAGTTCCACCTTGTGTTTCTGGTAATGTTCCTGAAGTATTTGTTCCTAATACTGCTTGGTTCAATCCTGCTAATGTTCCACTGTCAGTAACATAACTAAGATTTATATTGTTAAGTGTTGCTAAAGCACCTAAGTTTGCGTTAGAACCACTTACAAACCCTACACCTTGTGCTGTTAAGGCACTACTGAAACTGGTTGTGCCAGTACCACCATTTGCTTCACTGACTTGTCCACTTAAATCACCTGTTGATATAGTTTGTGAAGTAAGCCTAACACCTTCTGCTGTGAACATTGCACTCAAACTGGTTTGTCCTGTTCCCCCATTGCCTGGAGCAACTGTACCACTTAAATCACCAGCAGGTATACTTTGGCTATCTAGTCTTACACCATCTGCTGTATACATAGCACTTCTTGATGTTACACCTGTACCACCATTTGCTGGATCTAATACTCCTGTGATTTCACCTGTATTAATTGTGTTTGCTGTTAATCTAAGACCATTAGCCGCCAATGTGGCTACATAACTGCTTGTTGAAGTTTGTCCTGTACCGCCATTTGCTGGATCTAATGTTCCTGTTAATCTGCTGGTTGCTATACTGTCACTGGTAAGTTGTAAACCACCACTGCTAAGTTGTGCTGAGGATATAGTAGCACCTGTTTGCCCTGCTATTTCTGTTATTGGTGTAAAGTCCAGTTTGCCTGTACTGATACTGTTAGCAACTATGGCATCTGCACCTATTGTACCGTCTGTGATTAATCCACCACTAAAGAAGTTTGTGTTTTCTACAAAACTTGTGCCATTGTGTATATAACCTTTTTGTACAGTTGCATCTCCACTGTCTGTGACAACAATTATGTCATTATCTATGGGATTTCTACCTACTTGCGTGTTAAACACACTATCACTTGGTGCCGCGGCACCTGATGTTGTGAAATAGTTATATGTAGGAACATTTATTATACCTGCGGCGGCGTTTAAGTTAGCAACTACACCAGCATCTAGGTATGTTGTACTGATACTGCCATTGTTTACTACTAGATTACCACCACTTACACCTAGTACAGGTTGAGTACCGTCAATAATAGTTACAGGATTGATTAACACATTGGCTGTCCAGTTATGAGCATTACTTGTGGTACTGAAATCACCAAATGCGGCATCATTACCTACTCTGGTTTGATAATAGTATGTGTCACTGGCTAAACCTTTAATTGTGAACTCTATTTCTGTGCCTGTGCCTATTGTGGTTGGCGATCTAAATGTATCTAACAGTTTTTTAGTACTCATGTCACTTTGTGTATCATACCAAAGTTCTGCTCTGGTGTATATTCCACTGCTTGGTGTGTTAGTGTTTACATCAAAAGCAGGTAAACTCAGTAAACTTCTTTCATTGTCTACTGTGGGTTTTGTTGGCACACCTAATCTATTGAATAAACCAATATCAGTGTTATCTGCTGGTGTAAACTCTGTGATAGGTTCCACAGTATACACATCAGCATTGTATTCTAAACAGGTAAACTCAACTGTGAGCATACCATCATCGCCTTCTTTTTCAACTGTTTGTAACACTCTGTACAATTTGTCGTTTTGTCCATATGTGTCTGTTTCATACAGTTTTACCACATCACCAGCATCTACACCCATTGTGGTATAATCTGCTGTAAACATTACTACTAGATCATCTCTGGTTTGGCGTAATTGTTGATTTGCTAGATATTCTGCTTGTACATTGTTGTGTACAAATTCCATTCTCAATGACATTTGATTGTCTGGCTCATTTGTTTCACGCAAGTTAGCAGGTAAGTCTATGACCACATAATTGCTTTTGTCTTTTTGATCTTTGTCTGGGAATTCAACTTCAACACTATTGTATCCTGCTTCTAAGCCTGTTGAACTGAATTTGTAATCGCTTAACACATTTTCATCATTGAATTGAAATGCTGAACCTGTGCTTTCTGCTTTGTTTGGTGACACCTTCCATTTGCCTTGATATGCGTCATATGTAAAGAAACTGTTGCAGGCTGTGAGTAATCTATCTAGTGTAGTTCTACAATCTTCTGATGTATTCACAATACCATTTATAGTATATCGTTTTTGTGTAGCACTTGAACCTTGATTATCTGTGTAATCAATTAATTCATCTGAGTATGTTTCTAATATGCCTAATGATGTGGTATCTATATTGGCTAATGCTATATCACAACCATATGTGCTGTTTGTTAAGAAATCTTGTATTACATCTGCAGGATTATCCAAACTGTTTGTGAGTTCAAATGTGATTGTGCCTAATCCTGTTAATTGTGCTTCAGGATCATATGTGACTTTTATAACAGCAAATATTGTGCCTGAATTCTTTTCTGTGCTGGTCCAATGGTCTACAAGTGTGTAAGCATCTACACTACCACGTAAAGCATTAGCACTATCTCCATCGCCATCATATACATATACTTCTACATTGTTGGCATAATCTGTTGATGTTGTGCCATCGCCGTCTATGGTACTGGTAACATTGGGCGATGTAGCACCGCCACTAAATACTAACTTTTTGTCATTCCAAAATATATCACCTAATGTGGTTGTGCCTGAAGTTTTTTCTCCAAGTGTTAGCACATAAGTCATTGTTTGATTGTCTGATGTTATTGCGGCATCTGTGATTATACCATTTTGATATGCATGGCCATATACCACAGGCACTCTGTATCCTGTGTTTGGCGACAATTGTACTCTTGTACCAGCATTAACACCAGTACCGCCTGTGGGTAAGTCAGGCATAAGTGCTCTTTGTACACCTCTACCTACTCCATATACTATGGCACCTGTGACTAATGCCGCGGCAGTTGCCGCACCCACAGTACCTAATACAGCAAAAGCAGTTCTCAAATACTGAAATGTGGCTACAATTGCTGATACTATTGACATTTATATTGCTCCATGTACATAATTGGTTTCTAATTTGCTCCAACCTCTTTTTTCTAAGTTGATGCTGGGAGAATTGCTCAACAATGTCATTGTAAACATACTGATTTCACCTTGTTCTACCATTTGTTCTCCAATTTTTGTGTATTCTTTTAGCAATCTCAATCCAGCACTACTGTTTCTGTATTCTGGATTTACCCACCATATGAGTTCACTCATGATACTCATACTTGGCACCCATATATCACCTGATATTGATGCCATAAACACACCTGCTATGTGTTCATCATCTTGTGCTATCAATATTAAGCCTTTTGTTCTTATTATATCTAACACTTTTCTGACATGATGATCATTATATCTTTTTGCTTCTACTTTAAGTCTGCCCAACGGTTGTTGATCAGCAAACTTTTTTAGAGCAAATATAATGGCATCATCGTCTGCCTGTGTTCCTAATCTTATTTTCATATATCTTCATACCTATCTTCTCTGTGCGGCTCTACTACCACCGCTACTATTACCTCCACCACCTGCTGAGCCTGTGGTTTCGTCTCCATATCCTTTACCAAAT